GAGTATGGAAACTATTGAGTTGTTTGATGATGATGAAACATACAAGAAACGAATAAGTCTAGGACTGAATCAAGACTTTGATTTAGAATATTCATTCAAGTCAGACGAACTTATCATGCTCGGTGCTACATCAGGTGGTGGTAAGTCTTTAGTATGCTGTAATATTGCAAGTACAGTAAGAAAACAAGGTCGTAGTGCTTTGTATTTCACAATAGAAATGAACAGTAAAGATATTCTGCAAAGAATAGTAGCGATTGAAACCGAAGTAAACGCTAACCGATTAATCCACCAAAACTTAGAGCCACATGAGTGGAATAAAGTAGGAGAATGGTGGGCAGGAAGATTCGTAGATGGAGAAGAAGTATTAGCAAAGTATGATAACTTAGAAAAAGCTAACTTCAAAGAGTTCCATAAAGAGTTAGTTAGAAATAAAATTGACTACTCTAAACCACAGATAGAAATTTATTATGACCCAGCCCTTACCACAGCAAAAATTGCTAGTGTTGTAAGACAGAACCTACAGAAATTACATAATCCAGGTGTAATTATTATCGATTATCTCAACCAAGTAAAAAGAAGTAATAATCAAAAGGCAGGTCAATACGACTGGACAGAACAGATAGAGATATCTAAATATTTTAAAACGTTGGCACAGGAGTATGATACTACTACTGTTACAGCAATCCAAACTAAAGCAGACGGTTCTGCTAAATTTTCAACCAATGTCGATAATGCTGTAGATGCTTTCTATAGTATAGACCATTTTGACCAATCAGATTGTATGAAGTTTTCTTGTAAGAAAAGAAGAAATGCAAAAGTTGCAGGCTTTACTTCTGTAATGGATTGGAACACACTAAAGGTTGGACCTCACACTGCGTTAGACCCAGACGAGAAAGCTGAGATGAAAGAAACCATGGGAACAGGAGAAAAGGTAGAGGACGTACCTTGGTAACAAAATGATACTATACACAGAAGACCAATTACTAATAGCTTACACTAGACATATAAGACAAGTAAGTAAACTAAAACATGTACCAATTCCTTCACTAGAAGAATTTAGATTAATCTATGAAGATGAATGGACACAAAGATACAAGGAGATGAACGATGGTTGAGAATTTAAAGGCTTACCATCAGACAGACGAAGAATTTTATGAAGGTTTTGAAGATGAAGATTGGGGTAAAAATGGGTATTATAAAGGAGTTGGCGAAGCCTGGTTTTACTTACTAAGAAAACCCAATGAAGAAGGAACTCACTGGATTTATAGATTTGGGCAAAGTGAACAAAAAAGAGCTGGTTCAAGAGTATCATCAAATAGAACTGCTGGATTTGAATTTACAGACTATATAATACTTAGATGTAAACAAGGGCGCAGTAAAGCATGCGAAGATTGGTTTAAAATGAATATAGAAGGACTTGCATGTGACTACACAGATGACACTACCTGGCACAAAGGATCTAATATGACGATAGACTGGTGGACTCATCTTCCTGAAATTGTCAAAATTAAATGGGGCAAAACTCACAGAAACTTTAGTTACTTTACGACTCCAATAGATGTCGATTTTGTAGCTGATGTAGATGGTCATCCTAATGCACTTCTACATAATTGCTCTCTTTTTCATCTTCAAAACGAACACAGAAGAAATCCAGAATGGATTCCTTATAAAAAAGGTGCTAAATATATAGAACAAGGGGGGACTTTCGATGGCTGATGATAGAGTAAGTAGAGAAACTGCTGAACTAATACCGTTACCCCCACATACATGGTATGTAAGAACAATAGGTTGGATGTTAGAGCAAGAGAAAGTAAAAGAGAACATAGCAAATGTTCCGCCTAACCAACCTTTAATAGACAGCTTGAGGCAGCATGGGGTCAAATCTCCCATCCTGTGCATGCCCAACTGGTACCCCATTGCCGGCTCTCAACGAATGAGAGCCGCATTGGACCTTCCAGAGATACACAACCAAGAAATAAGAGTCTGCCGCTTCGATCAAGAGTGGTGGCTTTTATATTACCTATGGGGAGACACAGATTTTAGAGACAAATCAATAGCAGTCTGGTTCCAGATGGCAGAACTAGTTTGGAAGTCTAGATACTACGAGCATGAGGTTGACCCAAGTGGTATGGATATGAGAGAGTTCGAACGCATTGGAGATAAACTAAAATGGAAACATAACAAAGATGACGCTAAGTGGAAATAATAAGTCACATAACAAAAATAATCCTTGACACGGGGTTAAAAATTTGATATAATATATATAATTATGACAGCAGAAGAACTTTTACAGGAAAAAGGAATACATTATCAACTTAGTGGTAAAGACGCTAAAGTTAAATGCCTTAACCCAGAACATGACGACACTAATCCAAGTATGAGAGTGGATAGAGTTACTGGCGTATTCAACTGTTTTTCCTGTGGTTTTAAAGGAAATTTGTTTACATACTTTGGAGCACCTTCTAGCCCTTTAGAAGTAAGGCTCCATCGTATTCGTGAAGGAATTACGAAAGTCAAGTCTCAAACAGTAGGTATTCAATTACCTAAGGAGAGAATAAGATGGGCAGGTGGACCGTTAAGAAATATCTCAGAGGAAACTCTACAGATATGGGACGCGTTTACTTGGAACACTCCTAAGTTTGAAGGCAGAATTGTCTTTCCAATCCGTAACATCACAGGAAAAACTGTTGCCTTAATCGGAAGATTAATCAGTGAAGCAGGTATGGGACAATCGAAGTACTATATCTATCCTGGCGGGGCAGAAATGCCCTTTTGTCCTGCCAAGGTGAAACCAATTCAGAACAGAGTTATTCTAGTAGAAGGCATATTCGATGCTCTCAACTTATGGGACAAAGGTCTAAAGAATACTGTTTGCTGTTTTGGAACGCAACAAGTGAATTGGGTAAAGCTATCTTTATTAAAAATGCAGGGAGTACAGGGAGTTGACATCATGTTTGATGGAGACGAAGCAGGAAGTAGAGCTGCAGAAGCTGCCAAAGGTTTAGCTGAGAAGCTAGATATGTCAGCAAGGATAGTAACTTTACCACTAAATACAGATCCTGGTAACTTAAATCGTGACCAGATAGAAAGACTTAAGAAGAAATTATATGGCGAATAACTATAAAAATTGTGCTACTAACAGGTCTACAAATGAATTGTGGACTGAGTATGATTATACTTTTTGTGAAGAACAAGAGTGGGATGTAGAGTTCTGCTCAGACACATTAGGAAGAACGCCAGTATCAATTAGAAAAGCTAAACAGAAATACAATTTAACTTTTCACAAGCCGTCCCTATGGGAGAAAGGTGGAAAGAGATGGCATCCACTAGCTAAGGCAATATTATTTGAGTATAAGAAAAAACACATAGAAGATAAAACTCCTATACTACAAGATGAATGGTTTGAGATACAAAGAAAGTTATATGATGTAGAAGGTTTCTACAGAAATTACAAGCAGTGCGATATGCAAACCGAAGCTAAGCGAATGGTTAATCATCGTCAGACTGAATATTCAAGAGCAGATATACATGACTCTTGGACAGTATTAAAAGAACCTACAGATGCTAAAGATATTATAAAAGTAGTATGCCCTGTAGGACATGAGTTTACTCATCATTTTCATGCGTGGACAGATAAAGACATAGGTTGTTTAGCCTGTGCAAGAAAAGAAGATTCAACATTGTACTTTTTAGATTTTGGCGAATTTATAAAGATAGGTATTACTGTCAAGACTCCAGAGAAACGATTTCCTGAGTATGAGTTTGATACAATACTAACAATAGACAAGATAGGTTGGGGACACGCCCACTATATAGAACAACAAATTATTAAAAACAACAAAGAGTTTGCAACAGAACCTGAATTACTAGTAGGCAATGGCTCAACAGAGTGTTTCACTCCTGCTGCAAAACAATCAATTTTAGAGGAATTAAAACAATGGCAGTAGCAATAATAGAGACAAAGATGTCGTCTACCAACTGGGATAGATACTTCGATTTTGAGGTAGACCGATATGCTCTATGCTCAAATTCGAGTATCAAAAAAGTCTTGAAAAAAGATGTGGATATAGAAATCGATACTGATGCGTACGAATGGCTCATTCTTGTAGGTTCAGAGGCTTTCAAAATGTATACAAAAAAGACATCAGTAACAGAGTTCAATGGAAAAGTTTGCGATTCTAAGTTTTTAGGTTTAATTAATCCTGCAATGATTAAGTTCAAACCAGAAGCAAAGACAGAGTTCGAGCGTGCAGTCGAGAGTATATCGAAATACGTAAGCGGAGAACTTAAACAAGAAAGACTCGGAGAAGATAAATGTTATGGAATCACAGAAAC